ATTCTTCCCGGAAGTGCCGGCGGATACCCAGTGGATGCAGATTTTCCGCACGATTACGTCGGATAAGGCGGGCGAAACCTACGAACAGGCTTCCGCGGGTATCACCTTCACCCAATTGAAGCTGGGCGAGAAGCCGAAGCTCGGCACGATCACCCAGGCCGCGAGCTTCGTCCCAAACCTGAAATGGGGCGCGGCTTTCGGTATGCACCGCGAGTGGATCGAGGACAACGAGATCTGGAAGATCGAGGAAATAATCACCGAGGCGAAGATCGCACAATGGGACGCGCTTGCGACCTACATGTACGCATTGCTTACGGCCGCCGGCTGGTCCAACGTGAACTACGCCACATCCTGGATCAACTCGCTTAACCTGGCGTTCGCCGAACTCAAGAAAAAGAAAACGCTGCTGCCGAACGTCACGCCGGTCGTGCTTTGCCCGGTCGAGAAACTCGCAGCGATCGTCCAGGCGGTCAAGGACGCACTGGTTGCCGGCGCCCGGGGCGAGCGGCTGACCATGGTCCCGGACATAATCGATTCCACCTACGTTGCGGACGGTGACAAGAAGGTGTACGTCCTGATCCCGAAACGCCGGTTCATCCACCAGGAGCGCGAGGCGTTCCGGACCGAAACCGAAAAGGACATCATGCTCGATGCCGAGGCGTACGCCTGGTATTACCGGGGCAACGGCGTGATCCTGTCCACGGATTACGGGATCAAGATCACGTTCAGTTAACGGGATGAAACGATGCTGATCGATCGGCTGCGGATCCGGCTCAGAAAGTTCGTTACGGCATTCGAAGCGCCGGAGCTGCAGGATTATATCGATTCGGCAAAGAATCAGTATGCATTGGCAGAGGGCAAGGATGACGAGATAATCCTCAAACTTGCCCTCTGCTCCTGCTACCTGGCGCTGGCCACCGATACCGCGACCTATTTCAAATATACCCAGGGCACGGAAAGCGTGGACAAATCCATGACCCCAAAAATGTTTACGGAACTTTACCAGACGCTCTGGGATACGATCAAGGACCAGTTCGACGGGAAGCCGGTTCTGTTTCAGATCAAAAAAGTCGACCCGTCGGAAACGGAGGAAGAATGAACACCATAAAATGGATCAAGTGGATTGGAATGGCCGTAATCGGCGTAATCGCCCTGGTCTGCATATTTTACCTGGCCGTGCTGCTGAGGGGTTGCAATAAGACCGTGAAGGCCGTGAAAAGCATCGGGCAGACCATCGAGCAGGTCGAGGACCATAACTGGGCCAAGCCGGAGAATCCGGAAGCGGCCAAACCGGTAAAAGCGATCATCAAGCAAAGACTGATCGGCCAGGATGGTAAACCGCGCCTTGAGATCATCATTCCGCCGTCCAAGGACACGACCAAATTACTGGTCCCGGGCGGCGAGGAAGTATATGTCAAGCCGGAAAGCGCGCATGTGATCGTGACCAAGATCCGGCCGGCTTTGATCCGGCTGTCGCCGACGTTGCATTTTACTGCGGTCAGCGATTTCAAAACGATCGGATTCGGATTTAAGCTCCGGGTAATCGAGGTCTGGCGGTTCGGCGTCTGCGGTTATTACGTCAACAGCATGGGACCCGGTGCCGGCATCGATTTACGGATAATCTCGAACTTGTCCGTCGACGCGATTCAATTCATCAACCAGCGGGCCGTGGGGATCTCCATAAAATTATGATGATCAAGGACGACTTCGATTTCGTTAAGGCAAATTCGCAGGAGATCATCGAAGGCTCCGGCGAACTCATCACGCGCCGGCGCCTCAAAACATCGGTGCCGCCGGAATCCTACGATTCCGATTTCGGCGAGGTCGTGAAGGAGGGCGAAAACGAATACCTGGTGCTGGACTTCCGGGGCAAGGTTTTCTGGAACGTCACGGAAAAAATCCTGCAGGAGATCTTCGGCGCGGGTAAGACCGCGGACGCGTACGTCCACGTGCCGGATGCGACCGACGTCCACGTCCAGGATATCCTGGTGATCCGAGGACTCGAATATGAAGTTAAGGAAACGGTCGAGATGCCGCTGCGCGGGATGCGGGTGCTGAGACTCCTGATCCGGGGCGCGCAATGAAAACGGTATTCGGTTTCGAACGGGCCCAGGCATTCTTTAAAAAGATGGGCGACGATGTGGAGACGCGCATGGAGCGGGCCATGAAAAAAGCGACGCTCGTCGTGGAGACGGCCGCCAAAGAGAATATCCGGAACGGCCGCACCGACTGGCCAGCGCTTTCGCCGTTGACCCTGCTCCGGAAAAAAGACAACCGGATGCTCTGGGATAAAGGCACGCTCTTGCGGTCCATCCACAGCGAAGTCGAGACGACGCGCGGGGTGATCGGCAGCGGCTTAAAATATGCGCCGGTGCATGAGTTCGGAACCACATCCGCCGGCGCGAACAATAACATTACGATTCCGGCGCGGTCATACCTGGAACCGGCGGCGAATGAGAACCTTGATAAGATCCGCAAAGTGTTTTTGGCTGAGCTGAAGGTGGGGGCGTAAATGTTCGAAGCGGCTGAACGGCAACTGAAGCGGGTGGTCGAAAGCGTCTTTCAATCACCGATCGTGCCGATAACGATCGGCATGCCGGATGCGGACTGGAAAAAGAAATATGGATATCCGCACGGTGCGGTAATGATTGGATCGGCCAAGATCGAAGACTGGATCGAGGACGGCTGTCCGGAGACCGTGACCACGGACGGCGACAAACTGATCGTGGAAACCGCGGTCTGCGAAGCGCAAATGATTTTTAATTTTCACCTGGTGTCGATTTCCAAGGTCCAGCTCGAGCAGCTGGCTATAATTTTTATATCTCAAATTATGAAGATCAAATTTTTCGGCGAGGACGAAGAATTTCATTTTACCGCCAACCCGGCCTTCCATGACGTGCTGCCGGATCCGGCGGGCGAACGAGTTTTTGAACGAATTTTTAGCCTGGAGGTTTCCGGGACCATGACCGACAAACTCGTGACCGGACCGGGCACCGTAGAATACCAGGGCGAAGTTTCAACCAGTGCCACAGTTTTGAACCAAGGAGCGTGACCATGAGGGATTTAATCGACGTGAAGGTGAATCTGCCGGAATTCACTTTCCGGGACGAGAAGGGTTATCACACGGTCGTCGGTTTCGGGAAAGTGCCGCGCGATAACATGGAAGTAAAGGAAGCGTTGCAAAAAGGATGGCTCGAGGAAGTAAAACCAGCCGAAGATCCGGGTGAAGGTAGACCCGCCTCGAGCGGCAAAAAGAGATAAGGAGGAATAATGCCACCTACTTTTGATCTACCCGATGTTTATTCCGAAGAAATCGCGCCGTCCGGAGCGCCGGTCCAGGGCGTGGGTACGGGGACCGTCGGCCTGGTCGGAAAATTCAAACAGGGCGATATCAACAAGCCGACCCGGATCGGGACCTGGGAAGACCTGGTCCTGAATTTCGGCGGGCTCGCGGTCGGCGGCGCAGCGTACGACGCGATGGCCGCGTTCAAAAATAAGTGCCCGGCCATGGTCGTCGTGCGCGTGAAAGGCACCCAGGCGACCAAGACGATCGTGGACCGGCAGACACCGACACCGGTGAATAAGCTCAAGATCACCGCGCTCATCGATGGCGTCTGGGCGAATTATGCCGCGTCGCCCAAGGTCGGTATGCAGGCGATCGTCACCGACGGATCGATCACGAATACCTTCAAGCTGACCGTGAAATTCTATTACTGGGAAAAGGGCGTTCAACTCGAACACATCGAATCCTGGGATAACCTTTCCATCGTATCGACCGCAGCGCGGTATTTCCCGACGATCATCAACGCCTCGAGCAATATGATCGTGGTCGAGGATCTGGCGCCGGCCAGTCAAACGCCGCCCGGGCATCTGCCGGTTGCCGGTTCGAACGACATGGCAAGCGGCGCGGAACCGATTTACACCGGATCCGGGTCCAAGGAAGGCATCGACCTGCTGGAGCTGGACGACGATATCAACGTCATCATCACGGACAAGGACGATTCGAATACGCGCAGTCTACAGGTCGCGCATTGCCAAACGATGGCGGACCGGATCACGGTGCTCAACCCGTCGATCTTCATGACCGTCGCTGAGGTCAAGGTGCTCGGCGATGCGCTGGATGAAGACCGGGCTGTCCTGGCCTACCCTTGGCTGGTTGTATATGATCCGGTCATGCAGGTCGCGCGGTCAATGCGGCCGGCCGGTTTCCGCGCCGGATTACTGGCCCGGCTCGATCCGTACCTGTCGCCGTGCAACCACCAGGAATATACGGTGATCGGACTCGAGCGTCAGCTGTCGCGGGCGGACCTGGTCAGCCTGCAGAACTCGAAGATCTCGCCGACCTACATCTGGGGCACGCGCGGGATTCGGGTCCGCAACGGGATCAATCTCTCGTCGAATGCGAACCTGAGCCAGGTGTACCGGCGCCGGATGACCGACTACGTGATGGAATCGGTCGAGGATGCGTTCGGCTGGGCCGTATCCCTGCCGATCACGTCGGAGAACCGTCAGGCGGTTCTGACCGGCCTGACGAACTGGTTCCGGAACCTGCAACTCGCGCAGTGGATCGAGGGTTTCTACGTCAAATGCGACGAGGACAACAACCCGCCGGCCGTTCAGGCGGCGCGCAAGCTCATCGTCCGCTACGGCGTGAAACTGTTCAACGTCATGGACTACATCGACTTCCAGGCGGAAATCGGGCCGAACGTCATCGTGACGACGGAAGAATAAGGAAGGTGAATCATGCCTAAGAGAGCAATTGTTTCCAGGCAGGCCATGGCCCAGATCGTCGGGCCCAACGGGCCGGTCGACGTCGGCAAGTGGGATGAGGTGATGCTGAGCCAGGAACTCGAAACAGTCGAGCATAAACCGATTGACGGGTCGACCGAATTTCTAGTGGAAGGCGCGAAATACTCGGGATCCCTGAAGCGCGGTGAGTATGACGGCGTACTGGCGCAACTCGCATGGGATACGGCACACCCGGGCATTACGGATCCCCCCCGCCACATCCTGGTCGTCACCACGGTCTATAACGACGGCACGGTGCAGGTGAAGATGTTTAAGGAAGTCCTGTTTCCGAAGCTGGGCGAATCGATCAGTCGGGGCAATTACGTAACTGAAGATCTGGACTGGGTGGCCGAGGACATGGAAATTCTGGCATAACCAGGGCCAGGGCGGTTCCGCCACAGGCGGGACCAGGCTTGAGGGGCTCCTTGCCACCAGGAGCCCCTCGGTCAAAGAAAGGAGATCACATGAAGGAAATCGAATTCAAATTGCCGAGCGGAAAAAAAGTCAAGATGCGGGAAATGATGGGCCTTGACCAGGTGACGACGATCCGGAAATTCATCGGCAAGTCCGATGATGAAAAAGATTTAAAGGTTTTCAACGACATCGCACTCTGCATCGTCGAGATCGAAGGTAAGCCCAAGCCCAAGGGTTACGAGGATCTGCTCGACCTATCCAATAAGGATATGACCGCCCTGCTTATGGCCTACAATCAATTAAATATCCTGACGCCGAAGGAGATTGAGGACCTGAACGGTTTTTTCGGTTTCGGGCCGGACTTAAAATCCTCGCTGAAGAATTCGGGTATAGCATAACGGATATCCTGGAGATGCCGACCGTGGAACGCGAACTAATGGAAGAAGAGCTGGCGGAAAAAATCCGGCAACTCGAGGAGAAACGTAACCGATGAGAACCGCTTTTGAAGTCGGCGTCGTCCTGCTGGCCAAGGATCTATATTCGAAGGTCGTGGCGAAGGCCGAGCGGGATCTCTCTGTTTTAAGGAACGTCTCCCAAAAATCCGCCGACGAGTTCACCAAGAGTTTTAACCAGGCGAAAAAGATCGGAGCGATCGGATTGGGGATCACCGCGGCCGGTGTTGCGATTACACGGTATATGAAGGGTGCCGTGGAACAAGCCGGCGAAACCGAATCAGCGATCAGTCGGGTATTGATCGACATGGGCGAATCGGCGAACGTCTCGAAGGAGATGATTAAAAAAGCCTTTTCCGAAATTAAAACAACCTGGGGTATGACCGACGGCGAAATATCGGATTCTATGCGCGCAGCCGGCGGCCGGTTTGGTGATTATGCGAAAGGGATCGAAGCGACCAGCATCGCGGCCGTCCTGGCGACCGCGCGGAGCATTGATCTGGGATCGGCGACCAACATGTTGACGACGACGTTCATGCAGTTTAGTGATCGGATGGATAAAGGCCTTTCCGACGAAGAAAAGATGATCGGCACGGGTAACGTCCTTTCCGAGGTCATGAAGCGGCTGGGCGGCAACTGGGAGGGTCTGAACCTATATCTGGGTTCGACATCGATCAAAGCGAAAAGCGCCGGCCAGTCCATGGAGACGGTGCTGGCCACGGCCGCGATCCTGGGCAAGGATGCAGTAAAATTAAAAATGGGCGGCGCGGCTATGGACAACATCCTGGATACGATGACCAAACTCCGGAGCAAGTCGCCGGGTCTGCTTTCCCTGATGCCGAACTTCCGGAAGAATAACGATTTTATCGTTTTTCTCGAGGACATGAAAGGCGCGATGGCGAAACTCGGGATCAAGGACACCCAGCAGCAGTTGGCTTTCCTCTCCCGGTATTTCGGATCGAGCGCGGACATGGTCCAATATTTTATTTCCAACCTCGAGGATCTGAAAACCCAGAAAAAAACCTTAACCGATTTAAGTGCCCAGACCGATAAGGGATCCCAAATTTTCAAGGATGCGAATGAGCAGACCAAAAACTGGGAAAAAAGTCAGGTGATATTGAATGCCCGACTGGGCGAACTCAAGGAAGCCCTGGCTACGTCATTATTACCTTTGACGGAAGCGTTCAGTAAGACCTTGGGCGGCTTGGCGAAATGGCTATCAGAAAATAAGCTGGCGGCCGGCATTCTGGGTATAGGCGGTGCAATCATCGGCATCGGCGGTGCAATCGCGACGATCGCGGGACCCATGGTAACGCTGATTGGTGCTCTGAGAATGTGGAAACTTCATGCCGACCTGACAAGAATAGCACAGGCTGGATTGAACCGCGAAACGATTTTAGGTGGCGCACCGATCGGGAACATCAATTCGCAAATGAAAAACTTAACCGGTTCGACATCCGGATTGGTTGGTACGCTTTCCAAGGTGGGTGTGGTCGCTACTGCCGCCTTTGCGGGATGGCAGATCGGCACTCTGCTCCGGCAGATCCCGGGACTGGATGAAGCGGTTCAAAAACTAATCGCGCATCTCCAGGGCAAAGAATGGATTAGCGAAGAGCAAGAAAACAGTGTTTATACCCGGCTCTCTAATATCCGGGCAGAATTAAAAAAAGGCATAGCAGTTCCGGAAGAGACAATAAAAAAATATATCGAGATCGAATCGCGGGTTGCAAAAAGTTATGGTCCATTGGATGAAAAATTTATCGCAACACTGGTGCGCTCAGGGATATCCGAAGAACAGGCCCGTAAATACAGTGGAGTAAAGACGCCATCACCGGGTGTAATCAGCGGTGCAGCGGACAGGAACACGACACCAGCCATAATCAGCGGCGCGTCGGGTGGAAGCGCAACGCCGATACCCCAACACCAAGCCGGAACAGCCCGCGTGAATAGAACCGGATTGGCGATCGTCCATGAAGGCGAAGAGATCCGGAATAAATCCATGGCCAGTCGTTCAAACGCCGAAGCAAATATCAACCTGGGTGGGATTACAATCAATCTAATTTCAAGCGGTTCGACGATGATAGATGCGGAAAATATTGCCCGGCTGGTGATGGCCAAATTGGATCGCCGGTTAAAAGCCGAAGCGAGGCGGTTTTGAACGTTAAGATCGGAAACACAAATTTAAATCCGCTGCCGGATAGTTTGACCGTGCAGTCGCCGCAGAAAATTGCGGAGATCGAACTGCCTCATACCCAGAATGCATTCCAGGATTTCGGCCCCGGTCCGAAGCGGTTTTCCCTGGGCGGGATCCTCCGGGCATCAGACGGCGGGATCAAACTCGCGCTCGCTTTCGATGAGACGAAACGGAAAGGTGAAGAGATTATCTTTGCGATCGGCCAGGATGCTTCCTGGAAGGTTCGGATCCAGCAATTTAATTTTGATCTCCTACGCCGGGGCAATATCCGATACACCATGGACCTGGTCGAAGTGTCCGAACCCGAACAATTTGTATTCATGCCGCAGCCGGAGATCTACGCGCCGGACCGGATGCAGGCCTGGATCGCCTTGATCAAACTCCAGGCGAAAGGATTCGAACTCCGGGGAGCGCTGGCTCAGGTCCATAATGCAATCTGGAAACTCGAGGAAGGCCTGGCCAAGATAAAAAACATGATCCGGGATATCCGGGAACTGGCCGAATTGCCGGCCAACCAACTGAACCTCCTGAAATTCGAACTCGGGATCTGCCTTCTGCAGTGCGATATCATCAAACAGGAAGCGAAAAGAATCCTGGATGCGCCGCAGCGGAATTATTCCGCGGCCGAGGAAATGATCAAATACGTCTACCAGTACGTCCAGGCGATCGCCACTGAGGGCGGGGTGATGTACACGGCATGTCTGGCCGTGCCGAAGAAGGAGCAGACGTACACCGTGCGGGATGACGATACGCTGCAGGGGATCTCGGTAAAGTATTACAACACGCCGAACCGCTGGTCGGAGATCGCGGCCGCCAACGATATCCTGGACCCGACATTGATCGTAGTCGGCCAGGAACTGGAGATCCCGGTATGAACGATGATATCCGGATCCTGCTTGACGACAAGGAGATTACCCGGGTGCAATTACTCCACCTCGGGAAAAACACCCGGGCCGAGGCGAATGATTTCAATTTCACGATTGAAAACGGCGGGGACCGCTACACCGACATTTTTTACCAGGCTTCGGGCGAGCTGATCCAGGTGGAGATCATCGGGACGATTTGCTTCCGGGGTTTTGTCGACACGGCGGACTTCCCATACATTCCGCAGGAAATGATCACCGTCAGCGGCCGGGATTACACGGGACTCCTGATCGACCAGATCGTATCTTCGGAACTGGCGATTTATTTTAGCGGCAAGACTGCATCCCAAATCGTCGGGGTCATCGCGGATAAATACGGATTCAAAAAGGATCTCGAGGCGACCGCGAACACCTACCTGGAGGATAAATTATATGCGGGCGGCATGCCGGCCTGGGATGTGATCCGGAGTCTGGCCGAAAAAGAAGGCTTCGACGCCTACGTTACCAAGGATAAGGTGGTCGTTTTCAAAAAACGCGAAATCTCTTCGAACATCAAACGGGTCTATTCACCGGATCCGAAATTGGGGATCGTACCCAGCCAGTTGGAAATTACCCAGGACAAAACTTTAACCCTGGCGCTTAAGGTCCAGGTGATTGGTTATGATCCTACCCAAAAATACCGGATCAGTTATATTGCGGCATCGAATAAATGCAACCGGGAAAACTACAAAATCATTACGGTATGGGATGAAACGCTCAAGACGAAAAAAGAAGTGGCCGCCCGGGCCGAAGCTCTGCTCCGCCAGTATTCCAACGAACTCACGACCGGATCGCTCATCGTTCCGGTGGATCCGGATCTCGAACCTGGTGACGGCATCGAGATCAAGGGAATCAAGCTGGCGGGTAAATATTACGTGACCGATGCCGACATCGATTACGGAGTCCAGGGATTCCTGACGACGGTCAAATTTGCGAGCAAGGTTTTGACCGAAGCAAAAACGGTGGAAGCATGATCCGGGAAATTCAGGAACAGATCAAGAAGGCATTGGCCAAGATTCAATTTTTCGCGGTGGGCAAGATAACCAAGATCGATCTGTCTAATTACCTGGTAGCGGCAGAAATTTTGACGACCGGGATGAAGACAAACTGGTTAAGGATCGGGACCGCATATTCGGGCGCGGATTTCGGGCTCTGCTGGGCGCCGAATATCGGCGACGAGATCCTGATTTGTTTCCCGACCGGCGATCCCGCTGGCCAGGGAATCGTGGTTAGCCGGCTATTCGGCAAAGATGCGCCGCCGGTTGCGACCGAAGATGAAATCGTCCTCCATCATAAGAGCGGGACAAAAATCATCGTGCGGAAAAACGGCGCAGTGATAATCGAAACGCAGGATAAAATTCACCTGCTCAAGGAGAACGCGGCCGATACCTGCCCGACTGCCCAGCGGTTGACCCAGCGGTTAAACCAAGTTGTCCAGGAAGTGAATGCCTTTGTCCAGATTTTCAATACGCATACCCAGGTCGGCAACCTGGGCGGGCCGATCCCGCCGCCAGCCGCGCCGGCGACTCCGCTTACCCAGGTGCAGAAGACGGAAATCGAGCAGGCGAATGTCAAGATACCATAAGGGGGATCAATGGCAATGAACGGTGACGCGTTGGCAGCTCAATTACTCGCCGAGTTGGGGACGGTGCCGGCAGAAGCGGAGAATAGTGTTAAAATCCTGTGCCGGGTGCTTGTACAATATATTCAGCAGAACGCTCAGGTGGCACCGGGTATTACCGTGGTGGGGACGTGTCCCGCCGGTGCGGTTAGCGGTGCAACTACGACGCCCGGGCAGGTCTTGTGAAATATCTCGGTTCGGATATCGGCTTGGATTCGGAAGGCGCGCTGGCCATGGAGAACGGCGATATCGGAATCGTTGCAGGGTTGGATGGATTATCCGGGAATCTTCTGGACCGGGTCTTTTCCGGTGTCGGTGAACTGATCATGCACCCGGATTTCGGCGCCGGGCTGATGGATAAGGTGAGCCTGCCCTTATCCCAGGATCGGATCGACGACACGGTTGTGACCGTGAAACACGAACTGCTTAAGGATCCCCGGGTGGCGGAAGTAACTTACATCGATGGCACATCGGAAGGCCGGATTTTTTACGTTTCGGCGGGGATCAAGACCGTGACCGGCCAGGTGATCGGTAACCTGGTTTTCCCATTTGAACTGGAGATGGCATGAAATACGCAAGCGATATTTATCAGACCATCAGGAATAAATTTTTAACCCTGAACCAGACGATTACAAATTTCAACGTGGGATCGCGGATCCGATCGCTTTTCGAGGCGGTCGCGCTCCCGATTGAGGAGATCTGGTTCCGCATCGATTCCATGTACCAGGGATTATTCGCGGCGACGGCCCGGAGCGACGATCTGGATCTGCGGGCATTGGAACTTGGCGTCCAGCGCCGGGCGGCACAGAAGGCAATCGGTTACGTGCGCTTTTCCACATGCTGAATGGGGAATACTCCGATCATCCCAGTTGGGACGATCTGCTCAACGGAACCGATAGTGGAACCAGTTATTGAATTCCTGACCACTGAAGAAAAACAGATATCCGCCCAGACCGGTTACGTCGACGTGCCGGTCGAAGCAAAGACGGCGGCCGCGGAAGGCAATGTAGAAGCGGACAAGGTTACTTATCTACCCCAAGCGATCGCGCAGGTGGATACGATTACTAATTTGAATCCGATTACGGGCGGGGCGGATATCGAAGATGACGACAGTCTGCGTAAACGGCTGGTCCTGAGATGGTACGGAACGAGCTGGGGCGGTTGCGAAGAATCTTTCCGGTCCATGGCGCTCGAGGTGACAGGTGTCGCCGAAGCCCAAGCGATAGCGTGTTACCAGGGGCCGGGAACGGTCAAGGTTTTGATCTGGTCACGGAACGAAGCCGGAACACTGGTCCCAGGTTCGGATAGTCTGGTAACAGCGGTGCAGAATTATCTTGATGAGCGAAAACCGATCTGCACGAAAGTGCTGGTGGCTCAGCCGGCCGGGATATACCAGGACATATTTATCTACCTCGAGGTGGAAACCGGTTATACCTTCTCGGTAATTAGTGAAAACGTCAAAGCGGCCGTAATGATTTTCTTCAACGGTTTGACATTAAACGAAAACCTGATCGTCGCGCAACTCTTGGCCTCGATCATGGCCGTGACCGGAGTCAAGGACGTAACGATCGGCAAGCCGAAGAACAATGTATCCGGTTCGCCGCTGCAGACTATTTTACTCGGGCGTTGCATAATCCAATCCAAGTCCGGAGAGACACAATATGCTGACTGGTAATCGCATCGAACAATTCCTGCCCGGTTTCTTGAAACGGGCGTTGGGCGGAGTCCATGATATCTGCCTGGCGATCGGCGAGTCCCTGGACCAGGCAATTACCGCCGCGCAATTACTGAAGGCTCAGCTCATGGCCAACCGGCTCAGCGGATACACCGAATATTACGCATCGTCACAACGACCCGCGGACCTGAATTTGATTGGCGCCTCGCGTTTCGTTTTCAAGCGGGACGATGAGACCTGGGATGATTTTGAAACGCGGTTAAGATTTTTCCCGACCGACGTCCGCTGGTTCGGAACCCGAGCCGGGATCATCCAGGAATTGGAGCGGACCGGTTTGACCGTGGATTCCATCGAAGAGTTGAGAGATGAGCGTAACCGGTTCATCGTTTTGGCCTTGGCCGATCAATGCAGTATAACGGAAGACCAGTTGTCGCACGTTTTCGGTCTTGAGGATGAGGATCCGTACGTGCGCGGGGATCGAGGATACGGGCTCGAAGACTGCGAGGATTTCATGTTTATCGTGCGGTTATCGGGCGCGAGTCCGTATGCCAAACAGGACATCAAATCAATTTTGAAACAGGTTAAACCGCCCTATACAAAAGCATTCGTGTTCTTTCCGAATGAACAAGTGGCCGAGGAGGTTGTATGAAACATTTGGAACATTTTTCAGGATTGAAACCCTCGAAGGAAGATTTTCATTTTGAGCGGGACGCGAAAGAAGCCGCGATCAAAGATCACATTTTGGATCTAACCGGTAACGCGGTCGCTGGCTCTGGAATTTTAAAGGGAATCAGTGACGAGATCCAGGTCTACATCGATAATCCGGCTCAGTTTTTAATTTGCAAGGTGAAGGCGGGTGCGGCGTATGTCCAGGGTGAGAAGGTTTTGATCTCTGCGGTCCAGACGGTCAATTTGACGGACGTCGAAACTGAAGCGAATATCATCTGGCTCAAATATAAACTGATCGATTCGAGCGATCCTAATGCGGTGCGGAATCACTACATCACAGGGCAGCCTTATACCGTATGGAAGGTGGATTCCTTTGAACTGGGCGCGACCAAAGAATCGCAATACATCCAGTCGATCAGTGAAATCAAACTGGCCCGGGTGGCGAAGGTATCCGGTCAGCTGGTAGTGACCAATGATTACCGGTTATATTTAAAATTCAATCCGGAATGCTGGCCTAATTATACCCCGGATTCGGACTTCTATGTGGGCGGTCCAGCCGGCACGGGAAGAAAAGTATTGGTCAAACAATTTGCGCCGCCGGTCCCGACCCGGTTAACGCTGTCAACCGGCTGGGATCAAATATATCGCAAGAACGGTGAAGCGGCCGGCTTGCTGAGCGTGCGGCCGGCTTATATCAAAATCATCTTCGGAGACCAGGGTTCAGGGAACGCTACGGGAAATACATTCGCCTGGGTTACAAACCGGATCGGTAACTGGACGACGAACGAATGGGCCAACTACTATTTAACCTGCTACGACGGCAATTCATGGAAAGTCGTTTCCAATACATCCAATACGTTGACCCTCGAGGCGGCTGCCGTACCGGTGACCGGTATTTTCTGGTTGGGCCCGCTGGCCGCCGGTTATAAATTTATGTTGCAAATCTTGGATCCTACCGATGATACTGTTCAGGGAACGATAGAAGCAGAGGCATCCGCTGCGGAATCGCCGGTAAAGATGGAATATATCTGGCATGGTCTGACGCCGGACATTAAATATTCTATAAAGGTGGCCAGCCGGGGCGGTTGGTTCCAGGACGAGTGGTCGGCATTTTCCGCGGCGCAAACGATTACGGCGGGTGGAACAAAAGTGATCCCGGATAATTGCGCAAGCACGGTCAAGAACGTGGTCGTAGCGGCCGAGGATGACGGGATACGCATTTCCTGGGATATCGAGAATGCCTACGTTAATGACGTGGCCGGATTGGAGATCGTATGGACGGATGATGGATCGGACCCAGATTTCGATACCCTCGGCCATAAAAAAGTTTTTACGGATCGGAAAGCGATCGTTATCCCCTCAAAACATTCGACCGACCTCACAAACATCACCGTTAAAGCGAAACTCCGGGCGGTGGACAAAGCAGGCCGGCATTGCGTAACGCCGGTTTCAATTACGCCGACGACGGCGAAAAAATATCTCGGAAACATCGAGACATACATTACCGAATTAAAAACCGCGCGGGGTAGTGCTCCATCCCTGAATGATCGGATGAGTATCAGCATGGAGGCATCCGGAAAGAATAAGGCAATCACGGAAGCGGAAACGGAAATCGGCGATGCACGGGCCGGTTTTGCTACGATTGGTGAACGGATAACCAGTTTATCCTTATCAAACATCGATTGGGAATATACCAGAGTTGTCGCTAAGAATGGAACGGCTTATCAAACAATTCAAGCGGCGGTTAATAGCGTCCCGGATTATGCTTCGGGGGTTCCCAATAAATATGAGATATGGATAATGCCCGGAGTGTATGTGGAAAGAGTGTCAACCGTTGGCAAGGCATTTCTCATGTTCCGTAGTTTTGGTGCTGTTTTATACGGCAGCATTAATAATGATACGGCTCTTGGTGACTGGCAAAATATAATTTTGATGGAAGGGTTGCGGATTATTAATAGTTCGAGCGGTTATGACCCGTTCCATTATGCTGGCGCTCCTACAGATAAGAACGAGTATTTGGAGGTGAGAAATTGTGCTTTCATCAACAATTCAATTGCAGCGGGTGATAGAGCATTTTACACTCTCGGCCCTTCGAAACTATTAATCAAAAATTGTTATATGAGGGCCAGCGGTGATAATTCAACTGCTGAAATTGGTGTGGTGGTTGGCACCGGTAAATTTAAAATACTTAACTCGGAATTCCAGGCAGACAGCCCCAATGTAACCACCAAGGCAGTCATCACAAATGCTTCCGGTTGTGCTTATGCAAAAATACTACATTGCATCATGAGTGCTGCGAATTTAGCTCCGGCTATTCGTTCCAGCGGAACACTCATAAAAATGGCTCATAATTCTTATACTGTTGCGCCGGCAGGATCTGCGGGATATGACTACGGAGCACTGAACAATATAAGTAACGTCCTCTTCGATGCGGGTGATTTATTGGATTTTGATGAATGGACCTATACGATACCCACTCCATAGAGAGGTGATATTCCATGGGGATTGATAAAACCATCAAAAGGCACGGAGGATATGCCGATCTTGGTCAGAGCACCATTGCGTTATGGCATCTTATAAAAAATCAATTTCCATTCATCGATTTTTTAAATAAGATGATTTCTCTGCAAGGCATACCGAGTATCCTTACCGGTAAAAATGCCGAGATTGTCGTTCAGGGTGAGGGTGAGGTGATTGGACAACGACGACAAATAAATTTTATCGCCGGGACCGGAATCCAGATCACCGTTGCGGACGATCCAACAAATAACCGAATAAATATTACGATCACGGCCACCGGCGGGATTATCCCCGATTAAGATGGAAATAGCCCCTATATTCCGAAACCAAATCATCCAAGGCAATGTTTTAACGGAACTCCGGCAACTGCCGAACGACAGCATCGACACCATCATCACCAGTCCGCCTTATTGGGGATTACGCAATTATGGTGAGCAAACCAAAGCCATATTTGACGGGACTCCGGACTGCGCGCATGAGTGGGCATTGAACCGCGATCATACCGGTATGTGCATGAAATGCAACGCGTGGTTTGGTCAATTGGGATTGGAACCAACACTGGAAATGTTCATCGATCACTTTATTCAAATCACCCTCGAATTACACCGCGTATTAAAACCAACCGGCGTGATGTTCTGGAATCATGGCGATGCTTACGCCTCCAATGGAATAAAACAATTTGAAAATAATAAATACGGAGGAAAATCGGGCACCTATTGCGGTCGTGCACGAACCCGGGAATACCCAGCCAAGTCAATGCTTTTACAAAATTATCGTTTGATTACCGATATGATCGATCGTCAGGATTGGGTTTTAAGAAACGTCATCATCTAGCATAAACCCAATCACATGCCATCGAGCATGAAAGACCGTTTTGCCAACGCTTACGATTCGGTTTTTATGGTCGTTAAAAACACGGAAACACAGTTCTATTTTAATGAAAAGACCATGGAGTCAGCGACCTTTAAACCCGAGGTATTAAAACGCAACCTTGATTGGAAATGGAGTAGATGTCCAAGGTGTGAAGGACGCGGAAAATTGGCCGGGAGGAAACGATCTATTGTATGCGCGAGATGCTCTGGTAACGGACGCATAAAGCGGTCATTTTGGCATGGCCTCGACTATTGGTTTGATCTGGACGCGGTAAGAATTCCGCATAGTCTATCGACCGTCAAACGTATTAAATATCCCCTGGCGCCTTATGGTGATGGCGGAAAGGGTATTGGCTGTCGGATGGCCGGATCGATGAAATTAAATTTAGATCAAAAAATGATCGATTTGAATCCGGCCGGGAAAAACCCCGGCGATGTTTGGCTCATACCAACTCATGCTTTCCCTGGTAAACACTTTGCTACCTATCCCGAAAAACTTATCGAACCGATGATCAAAGCCGGATGCCCACTACAAATCTGCAACAAATGCGGGAAACCCAGAGTAAGAGTCTCAGAGGCCAAATACATTCATGCTGGGCAGAAGAATCCGTTAAGTAAGATGCTCAGTAAAGAGGCCCGGCGCAGCGGATCTTTCTCTGGGCCCTCAGCGATGAAATTTGGACGTGCATTTGGGCAACACTATACAAAGGGGTGGACTGATTGCGGATGTAACGCAGGATGGCATAAGGGCATCGTCCTGGACCCTTTTATGGGCAGTGGGACAACGGCCGTGGTGGCTCTGAAATTGGGGCGGGATTACCTGGGGATTGAGATTAACCCCGAGTACGTAAAGATGGCCAATGACCGGATTAATAGCCTCAGGATAAACCAGGAGCCGGCCATTAAGTCAGTAAAAAAAGCAGCTTAAACCACTGTCAACTTTTGGGGTCAAAAGCACTGTTTTTGTGCAAAAAGTTGACACTTTTGACCTTACTTTGACACCCTTGGAAGTGACCAAATGACACCGACAAAGTTTAAATTTTTCGCAATCCGCAACAGAAGACGATAACCGCGCTTATATATCTTCGGGATCCTTCAGGAGGGCGATGCCCTCCCTCAGGATGACAGATTTAAGATCGGAAGAGCACACGTCT